TGCTGACCGGCTTGGCGGACTGACCTCACAGACAGCAAGCGCAATTTGAGGAATATGCGATGGCACGCACTACCTTCTCCGGCCCTGTCGCGTCTGACAACGGCTTCATTGGCACTTTCACTGGCCCCGTCGTGGCTACCACGGTCACTGCGGCTTCTGTCTCTGCTACTGGTGATTTGACCGCTGATAGCGGTACGGCTCCGGCAGCAGGCGGCATGTCTGCGGTTCGTATCTCTTCCACGGCCAACCTGGGCATCTTTGTTGGTTCCGGTGCTCCCACCGTGACTGCTGCTCAAGGTTCGCTGTATCTGCGGACTGACGGCACCACCACCAATGACCGTATCTATGTGCGTGGCTCGTCTGCTTGGATTGCCATCACCACCGCTACCTAATAGGAGCGCATCACCATGATGCAAACCGACGTTAAAGGCGCAACCTGCGCTGCCAATGCTGCGACGACGATCTACAACGGTCGAACTCGCGTCAAGAGTCTGGCGGTCAGCGCGGTTACAGCCGGTGCTACGGTGGCTGTGGCGGACGGGTCTACGACCCTGTTCACCTATACGGCCACGGTAGCGGGCCCGATCAACATCCTCATCCCTGGTGAGGGTGTGTTGTGCCAAACGAGCGCAATTGTCACTTGCGCTGCGGGCGTGAGTGCGGTGGCGTTCTATGGCTAAGAGCCCGGCATGGCAGCGCAAGGAAGGCAAGTCGGAGAGTGGCGGACTGAACGCCAAAGGCCGCGCCTCCTACAACGCCGCGAATCCTGGGAAACCGGGTCTGAAGCCTCCCCAACCGGAGGGCGGACCTCGGCGCGACTCTTTCTGTGCCCGAATGAAGGGCATGAAGAAGAAGTTGACCAGCGCCAAGACCGCCAATGACCCGAACAGCCGCATCAACAAATCCTTGAGGGCGTGGAACTGCTGACATGAGACCGGATAACGCTGAAGTTGCCAAGTCGGTTGGTGATGTTCTATCTGTCGTCACCGTCGTTGGGACGCTTATCGAAATGCTTCCGTCTGTAGCCGCCATCTTCACGATCGTGTGGACCGGGATCCGTATTTGGGAGACCGACACCGTGCAACGTATGGTGAAGCGCAAGGGGAAGGACGATGCCCAGCAGTAGCGGCAAGCAACACAGATTCATGGCGGCGGTGGCATCAAACCCCAAGTTCGCCAAGAAGGTAGGTGTCCCTACGTCCGTAGGGGAAGAGTTCATCCAGGCCGACAAAGGCCGCAAATTTGCACGAGGTGGTGAGATGGCTGAGTCCAAAGCGATGATCAAGAAAGAGATCGGCTTCATGAAGAAGGCCGGTGCACCCAAGTCGATGGTCAAACATGAGGAGTCCGAAATGAAGGGCATGAAGAAAATGGCAATGGGCGGCGGCCCGCTGATGAGCAAGGGCATGACCACTGCCAAGATGGGCGCTGTGAAGACCGCTGCCCCCAGCCGTGATGGCATCGCTACCAAAGGCAAGACCAAGGGCACGATGGTCAAGATGGCTGGCAGCACCGGCATGAAGCGCGGCGGGAAGTGCTGACATGATGCCCAGTCGCGGGATGGGGGCCATGCTCCCATCCAAGATGCCCAAGGGTGAGCGAAAGGCTCGCCGCGACGATACCGACTTTACGCAGTACGCGGAAGGTGGTACGGTGCAGGCGGAGCCCAAACCAAAGCCTAAGTTCACGCATGAAGTCGTGGATACCCGTACCGGACAGGTCATGGGCCAGTACCAGTCAGGCAACACCGCCCGTAAAGGTGCGGATCGCTTGGACAACAAGTTTGGTGCGGTGCGCTACACGGCGCGCCCCATCAAGAGCGGCGGTGGTGGTATGGGCGGCCCTGCGATGCCCGACACGGACATTTATGCCGAAGGTGGTGAGGTGAAGTCCAAGGTCAATGAGGCCGGGAACTACACCAAGCCGGGTATGCGCAAGAAGCTGTTCGAGCAGATCAAGGGTTCGGACACTCAGGGCACAGCGGCAGGGCAATGGTCGGCCCGCAAGGCTCAACTTCTGGCGAAGAAGTACAAAGAGAAAGGCGGCTCTTACCGTGGCTGAGAAGTGGATCCAGAAAGCATTGAAGCCTAGCACCAAGGGGGCTCTGCGCTCCGCGCTTGGGGCCAAGGAAGGTAAACCCATCCCGGCCAAGAAATTGGCCGCTGCGGCCAAGAAGCCGGGGAAGATGGGTCAGCGCGCACGATTGGCGCAGACCCTCAAGGGACTGAAGAAGTGAAAAAGCCGCAGCAGTCGCTGAAGGACTGGACTGCCCAGAAGTGGAGGACGAAGAGTGGTAAACGATCTTCTGACACGGGTGAAAGGTATCTTCCAGAGGCTGCGATCAAAAGTCTTTCCCCCCAAGAGTACGCCGCCTCAACCCGAGCAAAACGAGCAGGCAAAGCCTCCGGCAAGCAGTTCGTAGCCCAACCCAAGGCCATCGCTAAGAAAACCGCGAGATTCAGATGACAACTTCCGGTACCGCGTCGTTCAACCTCGATCTGACGGAGATCGTGGAGGAAGCCTTCGAGCGTTGCGGGGCCGAACTGCGCACGGGCTACGACTTTCGCACGGCGCGGCGTAGCCTGAACCTGATGTTTGCCGACTGGGCCAACCGGGGCGTCAACATGTGGACGTTCGAACAAGGGACGATCCAACTGGTGCAGGGACAGAACACCTACGCCCTGCCGGACGACACGGTAGATCTGCTTGAGCACGTCATCCGCACAGGGGCCAACAGCGCCACCAACCAAGCGGACCTGACCATCACGCGGATCAGTGTTTCTACGTACGCCACGATCCCGAACAAACTACAACAGGGCCGCCCCATCCAGGTGTGGATCCAGAGACTGAACGCGCAGACTTCGCCCACTGGCTATACGCTGCCCGCGCTCATCACCTCTGCGGCCACCACAATTACGCTCAGTTCGACCATTGGCCTTCCGGCCAACGGCTTCATCCTGCTCGACAGCGAACTGATCTACTACGGCTACATCAGCGGCAACACGCTCTACAACTGCGCTCGTGGGCAGCAGAACACGACGGCGGCGTCGCACCCCCAGGGGACTGCGGTCTACATCAAACAGGTCCCGGCCATTACGGTGTGGCCCACCCCGGACAACACGCAGACCTACACATTCGTGTACTGGCGCCTGCGCCGCACGCAGGATGCTGGGGAAGGTGTCAACGTCATGGACGTGCCGTTCCGGTTCATCCCTTGCATGGTGGCAGGCTTGGCCTACTACATGAGCATGAAGATCCCCAAGGCGCTGGAGCGCATGGATACGCTCAAGGCGCAGTACGAAGAGGCGTGGACGCTGGCTGCGGACGAAGACCGCGACAAGGCGGCGATTCGGTTCGTGCCCCGGCAGATGTTCATCGGCGGGGGGTATACCTAAATGGGTAATCGGTTCGCCTCAGCCAAGTACAGCATCGCCATGTGCGATCGCTGTGGGCAGCAGTTCAAACTCAAGATTCTGCGCAAAGAGATCATCAAGACCAAGATCTACGACCTCTTGGTGTGCAAGGAATGTTGGGACCCGGACCACCCGCAGTTGCTGTTGGGCATGTACCCGGTGGACGACCCCCAGGCTGTGCGTAACCCCCGCAAGGACAACACGTACGTCACGGCGGGCGTCAACGGCTTGGAGTTGGACCCGAACTCGACGTTTGCGGGTTTTCCGACCGGCGGCTCTCGGGACATCCAGTGGGGCTGGAATCCGGTTGGCGGAGCACGTGCAAGTGATGCCGGTCTGACGCCAAACTACTTGGTGGCAACCACCTCTGTTGGTACAGTAACTATCCAAACGACGTAAGGAGTCGAACATGGACGCAAAGAAGGCCGTGAGCATGCACGAATCCAACATGCACCCGGGGCAGAAGAAGACGTTTGCCAAGGGCGGTAAGACCAACCTTCAGATGAAGCAGTTGGGTCGCGGTCTTGCCAAAGTCGCCAACCAGAAGAAGTCGGTGCGCAAGGTGCCGAAGTCGGGGATCTGATCATGGCAAAGTTCAGCAAGAAGGTTGGAGGCAAAGAGGTCGGCAGCGCCGATGTCTATGCCGAGCCGCACACCATGAAGGGCGGCAAAGTGGCTTTGGGTAATGGCACCCAGGCGGAGCCCACCCGGGCCGACAAGGTGAACATGTCGGTGGGTAACGTCAACCGTGACGGGTACAACCCTGCGCCTAAGACTTCGGGTATCAAGATTCGCGGTACCGGTGCAGCGACCAAAGGCGTGATGGCGCGGGGCCCGATGGCTTGAGGTAGGTATGGACTACGCCGAGTTGAAGACCAACATCGCAGACATCTGCGAGAACACGTTTACCAATGACGAGTATGCTCTGTTCACCAAGCAGGCTGAGCAACGCATCTACAACACGGTCCAACTCGCCAACCTGCGCAAGAACGTCACCGGTACGCTCACGGCCAACAACAAGTATCTCCAGTGCCCGTCAGACTTTCTGTCGGTGTACTCCTTGGCAATCGTCAAGGCCAATGGAGAGTATGAGTACCTGCTCAACAAGGATGTGAACTTCATCCGGCAGGCGTACCCGAACCCGGCCACTACCGGTACTCCCAAGCACTACGCCATCTTTGGTCCCCGGTCGGACGATGTGAACGAGTTGTCGTTCATTCTGGGCCCGACTCCCAATGCAGGGCTGACTGCGGAACTCCATTACTACTACTATCCGGTGTCGATGGCGGACACGGTGGCAAACCCGACCGGTCGTACTTGGCTGGGTGACAACTTTGACTCCGCGCTGCTCAATGCGGCTCTGGTGGAGGCCATCCGGTTCATGAAAGGTGAGCCTGATCTGGTGCAGTTCTACGAGCGCATGTACGTGCAGTCAATTGCTCTGCTCAAGAACCTGGGCGATGGCAAGCAGCGTATGGATGCGTACCGCGACGGTCAACTGCGCATTGAGGTCAACTGATGACTTCGATCGTCCAAACGCAGACCACCTCCTTCAAAAAGGAGTTGTATCAGGGCATTCACGATCTCACGACGGATGTCCTGAAGATTGCGCTGTACACAGCCAATGCGGACCTGAATGCGGACACCACGGTCTACACCACGACGGCAGAGATCACGGGTACCGGGTACGTAGCAGGCGGCAAGACGCTGACTGGCACGACGATCAATTCTTCCGGGTACACGGCTTTCGTGGACTTCGATAACGTGGAGTGGAACCCTGGCGTTTTCACCGCCCGGTGTGCTCTGATCTACAACTCCAGTAAAGCCAATCGTTCCATCGCCGTGTTGGACTTCGGGGCAGACAAGACCTCGACGGCCACCTTCACCATCGTTATGCCGGTCAACGACGCCAACAGTGCCTTGATCCGGTCTTCCAATTAAGGAGTCATCATGTCCAACGAACGCGCCGTCGCTTCGGATTTCATCGGAAGCGGCTTGATCGCAGGAGCACAGGGCCAAGAGCAGGCCACGGCTGTGGGCCGCTACAAACTGGAGTGCCGTGACAAGGACGGCAACCTGAAGTGGGTTGTGGAAGAAGACAACCTCGTGGTCAACGTGGGTCTTCAGTACATGGCCGGTGTGGCGCTGACCTCTACTGCGCAGATCACGACGTGGTATCTGGGCCTGATTACCGGCCCCGGCGTGACCACGAGCGCCACGGACACGATGTCGTCCAAAGGTTGGACTGAGTTCACGGGCTACAGCAACTCTACCCGCGTGGCTCCGACGTTGACGGCGGCGACCAACGCCAACCCCTCGGTGGTGACCAACTCGGGCACCCCGGCCAACTTCAACATCAATGCTTCGGGCACTGTGGGGGGTGCATTCCTGACCAGTGGTTCCGCCAAGAGCGGCACGACGGGTACTTTGTTCTCGGAGAAGGCTTTCTCTAGCCCCGGGGATCGTACCGTTGTCAGCGGGGACATAATCGCGGTCAGTTATAGTTTCTCTCTCGCTGGATAATGTGATAGGATACACCCTTGATCAATTGATTGAGGGTGTCAAATGGCACATGATCTTCGGCACTACAGGGCTTGGCGGGCAATGCACAACCGCTGCTACGACTCCAACGTAAAGAGTTACAGAGACTACGGCGCTCGGGGCATCGTAGTGGCAGAGTGTTGGCACGGCAGAACCGGCTTTCATCAGTTTCTTGCGGATATGGGCGAACGTCCTGATGACGCTACGCTTGACCGCATTGACAACGATGGCCCCTATAGCCCAGATAACTGCCGATGGGCAACTCGGGACGAGCAGGCCAACAACAAACGGAACAATCGTTGGATTACTGCAAACGGAGAAACACTGACGATTTCGCAGTGGGCCAAGCGGCTTGGTTGCACCGCACACAACATCGGGCTTCGTATCAAGGCGGGCATGTCAGAGGAAGAAGCGGTGACCAAGCCTGTGGCCGACCGCCCAAATTCCAAATTGTCCGAGGCCGACGCGCTGTTCATCAAGCAGAACTACCCGTTGATGACTTCAACTGCTTTGGCGGCAAAGTTGGGCGTCAGCAAGAAAACGGTGCTGAATGTCCTGCATGGCAGAACCTTCCGTGATGTGGAGGTTCCGTAGTGGCAGAAGGCGGATGGGGTTCCGGCACCTGGGGTCAGGCCGGTTGGGGTGATTCCGTTTATGACCGGGCCGTCGATGAGTCGGCTACCGGGACGGATGCTCCTTCCTCCGCCGTTATCCTTACCTCCGCCGTTGCTGAGTCTGCCACTGGCACGGACACGGTAGCCGCAGCCGCTACCTTTGCTTCTTCTATCGCGGAGTCCGCCACCGGTACGGATTCAGTAGTCGCTGCCGCTACGTTCGGCTCCGTTATCACGGAAAGCGCAAGCGGGTCAGATGCAATCAGCGCAGCACAGACTTTTGCTTCTTCTATTTCTGAATCCGCCACCGGCACGGATGCAACCAGCGCGGCTCAGACCTTTAATGGACAGATAGCAGAAACTGCCACGGGTACGGACGCCGTTGCCTCAGCGTTCTTATTCAACGCCTTCATCACTGAGTCTGCCACGGGCACAGACAGCGTTGCTGCTGCGGCTACCTTCGGGGCTTCAGCATCCGAGTCCGCTACGGGCACTGATACGGTTTCTTCTCGGGCTACTTTCGGTTCCACCATCACGGAAACCGCCACCGGCTCAGACATAAATGCGGCAGCAGCCCAGTTTGTTGCTGCCATCCAAGAACTCGCCACTGCCACGGACAATATCGACGGCAGGCCGCTGTGGGAAATCATTGATGACACCCAGACGGCAAATTGGCAGAATATCGGCAACACCCAGTCGCCCAGTTGGACACAGGTGCCTGACGCGCAAGCAGCGGGCTGGACGACCATCAACACGGAATAGAGCCCGGATGTTTGTCTACAAGATCACCAACACAGTCAACGACCGCGTGTACGTCGGTCTGACGACTGGTCCCCTTCGGGTCCGGTGGCGGCAGCATTTGTCGGCAGCAAAGACTGACGTAGACAAGCCGCTGTACCGGGCTATGCGCAAGCACGGAGCGGACAAGTTTGCTATCGAAGTGATCTATGAGGCCACGTCCATCGAAGACCTGCGGGCTGCTGAGATCAGGTTGATTGGCGAACTCAAGGCCCACGCCAAGGACGGCGGCTACAACCTGACTGACCACGGGCTCAAGCACGGTAACTTTGATCAACTCCAAGGCGAAGACACCTACAACGCCAAGTTGACTGAAGAGATGGTGGCGTTTATCCGCGACCCTGCACACTGGGACAAACCAAACTCAGCGGTTCTTGAGATGGTGCAGGAACGATTTGGTGCAGGGGTTGCCAGGGATACATTGCGCGATGCGCGACGCGGGGATGCGTGGAAGTACTTGAATGATAGGTACCCGCCTGTTAAGGTCGGGCAAGGTACGCGCAAACAGCCAATGACCGAAGAGCGCAAGGCGCAAGCCAAGCGCACGCTGGATGCGCACCGCGCTGAAGCACTGAAAAAACTGGCAGAATCAAAACATGGGAAGCGCGGCCCAAACGCCAAACTGTCTGAGCAAACCGTGAAAGATATTTTCTACAGCCCTTTGTCTTTGTTGAAAACAGCAGAACAATTTGGGGTTAGTAAGAAAATGGTTTTCCTAATTAAACAGCGCAAAGCGCATGTTTATTTGACAAAGGGTTTATAAAATGCCGACTTCATATTCTCCTCTTCTTGGTTTTGCGCTTCCAGTTACTGGTGAACTGCCTGGAGTTTGGGGCGATACAGTTAATGATTATATTACCAAGTATGTTGATTCGTCGGTTGCCGGTACTCAAACCATCAGTGGCTCCCAGACGGCGGTCACGCTCACGGTCACCAACGGCACGGCGCTGACTCAGGTTGGCTCCGGCTCT